TTTTTTGTTGAAGAATTTGAGTATGATTTTCCAAAACTTTTTGCAAATTACCACTGTTATTAGCTAATCCTAATGGAATACCACTAACGACCTGAACAGCAACCATAATCTGTTTTGCGCCATTCAGACCAGAGTCAGGAGTTGCATGAAGTTCAATACCTCTTCCCGCTCCGATTCCCTTCTGCCCAATTAAAATATAAGCATCTCTGCCTGTAATCTGATCTAGAGTAAATTGATTTGCGCCTAATGAAAGTAATGCTGGTTTTACACTATTCAAATTCATTGCAATGTAATCATAGTTAGTGATAATCACAAAAGTATTTTGAGGTAATGACTGAATTGCATTACTCATTGCTACTGCATTAGCTGGGTCAGCATATGTATCGTATCTCGTAGAGGTTGCAATCGAGCCATCTGCTGCTAAAACATGCACAGAAAAGCCGCGGTTAGAAGCTACAGATATAGTCTCACCTTTTAAGTTCTTGATTCCAGTAAAATCATTATTCCAGCCTGAAGAATAAACTCTGTAATTAAAGACTTGTCCTAGATCTTGATTTAACTGCTTGTAATTAGAATCCAAGCTATTAATTGATTGGGTTATATTTTGTTGATTATCACTAATTGTAGAGTTTATTTCCTGAAACTTCCCATCAACTGTTAATTTATTTGTATCAACAGTTGATTTAAGAGTTGTATAATTTTCAGTTAGTACTTGGATCTTTTCTAAATTTTTCTGAACATCTGTTTTAGTGCCTGTAATTGCTAATGAATTAGCTTCTAAACCTTTCTCAATTTCACGAGGATTTTTTCTAAATCCTGTTGCTAACTCGCCTTTCTCTAATTGAACTTCACGAATTAAGAAATCAGGAGCATACCCTACTTGAGCACATAGGATAATATTAATATATTGTAAGTTGTTGATATTTGTATCAAAAGTATAAGTACATAATACTTCTTTATCTGTTGCAATATTCCATTCATTAACAACCTGATTATTACTGCTACCATCATATCTATGGATGATTAATAGCAAAGTTTTTTGTGCTGCAGTTAGAGCTTTGGCTTTAAGTGACAACGTATAGGTTTGATTTATTTCTAAACCATCAGCTATCGTAATTGACTCTATAAAACCTTTAAAATAAGTAGACGAATTCGTAGAGCGGAATCTCCCCCAGTTTGCGCCATAAGCATCCTTAAAAACTTCTAGAACATTACCTTCAACACCAGCATTCTGACGCCAGTTAGAGATTGAAAAAGGCGCATAGAAATCACCATTCTTGATTAAATTGTCTCCACCACTTGACGAGATTGTTGCTTTTAGAATTTTACTTTCTTCAGCTATAGCTTTATTTGTTTCTGCTTTTGTATAACGGGTGCTATCCAGTGTTGCTGAACTATCTGTCCATAAATTCCCGAACTTCTGCTTAAATTTTGCTTCCAAGGCATCTGTAGCTGTGGCAACAGCTTTATTGGTGTCAGCAGTAGTCGAATAATTTTGTAGTTGTGTAGCGCGAACAAGTGATGTGTCTACATCTTTGTCTGTAAAAACGCTATTTACCCGATAAGCTTGTAACTCCCACCAACCGCCACTGCCATTGTGTCCAAGTGCAAAACCTAACTTCATTTGTGGATGAGTATTAAAAGTTACAACCTGTTCGATATATACCCATTCTTCGTTTGCTGGAATTCTATTTAAAGCAATCACTGATGCAGTGATTGTAGCATTTGAAAAACTACCATCTGCTTTGCCATACATAGCCGTAATGCTGCAATCACCTGTAGAATCTGCACTTCGGCGAACCCAAAAGCTAACTTTATAAGAACGATTTGTCGGTAAAGCTTTGCGGCTATATATCCAACATCCTGCTTGATTCGAAGAATCTTTTCTAAAGACAGTATTGCCAACTTTACCTGTATTAGTTGTTTTAAAGTGGATTTTCAAATCATAACTATAGTAATTAATCCAATCTTCAGGGTTTTTTAAATTAAAATCTGGCAGTAATGAGTCACTATCATTAGCAGATTCAATAGATGCTTTAACATTTTTAATTTGAGCATTAAGCTGATTAGTTTGATTTGCTGTAGCTTCGTCTAACTTTGCTGTGGTTGCATAGTTCTGCAGTGCTTTTGCGGTGTTATCGATATTTTTTTCAGCATTTGAAAGTCCAGTTTCAAGACTTGATGTTCTCTTTGTTAGTGCCTCCTTTTCAGTCACATATGTTTGTTTGAAATCATTAAAGTTTGCATTAACTTGGTCTACTGCAGCGTTGTAGTCATAAGCACTGGGGATCCACGATTCAGTAGTGATTAAGTCACCCCTGACAAGCACTGCCCAATAAACCGTTCCGACTGAACCTTGAGCAGCAGTAGGACTGTTAATCATGTAAAAATTTAAAGCACGTTTTTCAATAACTTGATTATTTTTAACAAAGGTTATTTTATTAATAACTTTGCCATTTGTATTAACAACGGATTGTAAGGCTTGCTGACCTCCCCCAGCATAAACTGCCAAATTAGAGTTTGTATCCGCACCATTTCTTTGATGTTCGGCACACCACATTAAAGTGTATTTTGCGCCTACCTCCCAATCCTCGCCTAGCTTATATGAAAGATGAGGATATGAAGTTCCGTTATATTTACCCACAACATTTGACTGGATAAGCAAATT